CTGCTGGTGAAGGCGATGAAGGACTACAGGAAGTAAGGCCAGGGCTCTGCCCTGGACCCGCCAGGGACCTGAGGTCCCTGGACCCACGTGACCTTCCGCCTTCGGCGGGGAGGGGCCGTCACAGCGCGCGACACACACCCGGTCGGCCCCTCCCCGTCGAAGGCGGAAAAGTAAAGGGGTCTGGGGCCTAAGGCCCCAGCGGGTCCAGGGCAGAGCCCTGGCCTTTCTTCCTCACCACATCACGGAGGTTCGATGGACCGGCTGTTGAATGCCTGGAAGGCCCAGGCGGCGGCGATGGATCGGGCGCAGGGGCAGGCCAGGTTTGGCGTGGTCTCCAGTGCCGATCCTGCGCGCCATGCGGTGCGGGTTCGCTTGCAGCCGGAGGGGGTGTTGAGCGGCTGGCTGCCGGTGCTGTCGCCGTGGGTGGGCGCGGGCTGGGGCGTGTTCTGCCTGCCGTCGCCGGGGGACCAGGTGCTGGTTCTGGCGCAGGAGGGCGAGGCCGAGCATGGCGTGGTGGTGGGGGGATGCTTCAGTGATCCACGGCCGCCGCCTGGCGGGGCGGTGGGGGAGTTGGTGCTGCGCCACGGCTCCGGTGCGGAGCTGCGGTTGGGCAATGACGGCGCGGTGCGGGTGCAGGGCGACCTGCATGTGAGCGGCCGGGTGTTCGACAGCCATGGCCCGTTGGATCAGTTGCGCGACCATTACAACCAGCATGTGCATGCCAGCCTCGGCGCGCCGCCGACGCAGCAGGATTGAGGGGGGATCATGCCGGATCTGTCGCATGAATTCGGGGCCGATCTGCAGGCCGGGCCGACCGGGGATTTGGCGGTGGCGGCGGGGGCCGGGCTCGGCCGGCAGCGTGTGCTGCGGCGGCTGCTGACCAACCCTGGGGACTACATCTGGCAGCCGGAGTATGGCGCCGGGTTGGGGCGGTTTGTCGGATCGCCGGCGGCGCCGGAGCGGATACGCGCCGTGGTGCGCAGCCAGATCTTCCGCGAGCCCGCAGTGGCGCGCAGCCCGGAGCCGGTGGTGGAGGTGCGGGCGGACCAGCTGGGCCGCGTGTTCGTGGCCATCCGCTACGCCGATGCCGACAGCGGCGAGACGCAAAGCCTGAGTTTCAGCGTGGGAGAGCGATGATGCAGTTGCAGCTGAGGGATTTTGCCGCGCTGGTGTCGCAGGCGGCGGCCGCGGTGCAGGCGGCGTCGCGCGTGCTGATCGATCTGTCCGTGGGGTCTGTGCTGCGCGCGGTGCTGGAGGCGAATGCCTCGATCGCGCTGTGGCTGCAATGGCTGATCGTGCAGGTGCTGGGCATGACGCGGGCGAGCACCAGCGAGGGCGCGGACCTCGATAGCTGGATGGCCGATTACGGCATGGCGCGGCTGCCGGCGGTGGCGGCGGTGGGCCAGGTGCGGTTCGCGCGGTTTGCGACCACCGAGCCGGCGCTGGTGCCGGCGGGCACGCTGGTGCGCACCGCCGATGCCGGCCAGGGCTTCGTGGTGGGCATCGATACCGGCCATCCGGCCTGGAGCGCTGCGCAGGGCGGCTACGTGCTGGGCGTGGGCGTGGGCAGCGTGCTGGTGCCGGTGCGGGCGGAGGTTGCAGGCGTGGCCGGCAATGTTCTCGCCGGCAGCGTGGCGCTGATCGCCGATGCGCTGGCCGGGGTGGATACCGTCACGAACGAGAATCCGCTGTCTGGCGGGCTGGATGCGGAGAGCGATGCGGCGCTGCGCCTGCGCTTCCGCGACTACATGGCCAGCCTCAGCCGGGCCACGCCGGTGGCAGTGGGGTATGCGGTTTCGTCCTTGCGGCAGGGCCTGCGCTGGCATGTGGCGGAGGAGATCGGCACCGGGGTGTTCACCGTGACCATCGACGACGGCACGGGCGCGCCCTCGGCCGGGTTGCTGAGCCAGGCGGCGAGCGCGATCGAGGCGGTGCGCCCGGTGGGCACCAGCTTCGCGGTGCAGCCGCCGGTGGTGACCACGGCGACCGTTGCGCTTTCGGTCTCGGTGCAGGGCGTGCCGCAGGTGGAGGCGGCAGCGGCGGCGCAGCAGGCGATCGTGGCGCACATTGCCGGGCTGGGCATCGGCGAGGCGCTGCGCTGGTCGCGCCTGGCGCAGCTGGCCTATGGCGCCTCCCCGGCCATCACCAACGTGACCGCCGTGTTGTTGAACGGCGGCACGGCAGACCTGGTGCCCGGTGCCGCCGGCGTGGTGCGGCCCGGCAGCGTGGTGGTGAGCTGACATGGCGGGCACACCGGGCGACAAGGACGACATGCTGGCCCGGATGAAATCCGTGCTGCCGGCGCGCTGGCTGGCGGAGGCCAGCACCACGGCCGATGCCGTGATGGCCGGGCTGGCGGAAGGCTGGGCCTGGCTGCATGGGATGGTGGAAACGCTGCGGGCGCAGGCGCGCATCGCCACCGCATCGGGTGCGATGCTGGACATGATCGCGGCGGATTTCTTCGGCCCGCGCCTGGCACGGCGCCGCGCGCAGGGCGATGCCGCCTTTCGTGCCGCCATCCGCCGCGAATTGCTGCGCGAGCGGGCCACGCGGCCGGCGCTGTTGGCAGCGCTGCGTGACCTCACGGGGCGGGAGGCACTGGTGTTCGAGCCGCGGCGGCCGGCGGATACCGGCGGCTGGGGCATTGGCGCCGGCTACGCAACTGGTGGCGGCTGGGGCAGCCTTGCGCTGCCGTATCAGATGTTCGTCACCGCGCGGCGGCCGCAGGGCAGCGGCATTGCCGGGCTGAACGGCTGGGCCGGCGGGCTGGGCGGCTGGGGCGGCGGGCGCATCGCCTGGGCCAGCCTCGCCCAGCTCGAAGGCCAGGTGACGGATGCCGACATCGCCGAAGCCACCGCTGCGGTGCTGCCGCAGGGGGCGACCGCCTGGCTGCGCATCGAGGACTGACGGCTGCGGCCGACTCTGAAATTTCCAGGACGAGGGCTCAATGGATCGCAACATCGTCTATCCCGGCGGCATCCCGCTGGACACCGACCTGCTGGAGACCAACCGCCATGCCATGGTGGCCCTGGGCGCGCTGATGCGTGCCGTGCTGGGCACGTCGCCCGTGGCCGATGGGCTCGCCGTGGTGCCCACCGTGCCGGCCAGCATGGCGGTGCAGGTGGGGCCGGGCAGCCTCACCTCGCTCGCCACCGTGGATGCCAGTGCCTATGGCTCCCTGCCGGCCGACACCGCCTCCGCGCTGGTGAAGATGGGGGTGAACCTGGCCGCGACGACGTTCGATGTGTCGCCGCCCGTCACCTCTGGCCAGTCCGTCACGCATCTGATCGAGGCGGCGTTCCAGGAGGCGGATGCCAACCCGATCGTGCTGCCCTACTACAACGCGGCCAACCCGGCGCAGCCCTATCTCGGCCCGGGCAACACCGGGGCGGCGCAGAACACCCGGCGGCTGCAGCGCGTGCAGCTGCAGCTGAAGCCCGGCGTGCCCGCTGCCACCGGCACGCAGGTGGCGCCGGCGGTGGATGCGGGCTGGGTGGGGCTGGCGACCATTACGGTGGCGCAGGGGCAAACCACCGTTACCGCCGCGCATATCGCGCCGCTGGTCACCGCACCCACGCTGGCCTATCGCCTGCCGGAGCTGCGGCCCGGCTTCGCCACCATGCAGAGCTTCGTGGCCAATGGCAGCTTCGTGGTGCCGCAGGGTGTCACGCGGCTGCGGGTGCGCGCCTTCGGCGGCGGCGGCGGTGGCGGTGGCAACACCGGTAGCGGCGGTGGCGGCGGCGGTGGCGGCGGTGGCTATGCCGAGGGCATCTTCGCCGTGGGCCCGGGCCAGGTGATCGCCGTGGCGGTGGGCGCGGCCGGCAGTGCGGGTGCCAATGTGGGCGGCACGGCCGGCGCCAATTCGGCCGGCAATGGCGGCGCCAGCAGCTTCGGGGCCTTCCTCTCGGCCGGCGGCGGCCAGGGCGGGCAGGGCTCGCTGGCCGGCGGGCAGGGTAATTCCGGCACCGGCGGCATCGGCAGCGGCGGCGCGGTGAACATGGCCGGCGGCGCCGGCAATGCGGGCCATGCGGCCGGGGCCAGCGGCTTCGGCGGGCATGGCGGTGCCGCGGCGTCGGGCGGCGGCGGCGGCGCGGGCAGTTCCGGCCTGCCCAGCGCGGGCGGCTTCCCCGGCGGCGGCGGGGCCGGCGGCGGCGGCAATTTCGGTGGCGCCGCCGGTGCCGCCGGCCTCGTCATTGTCGAATACTGAGGGAGCATCGCGCATGTCTGAAACCTTCGCCCGCGTCTGGCGCCCCAGCACCGCCCGCCGGGTGGTGCTGGATGGCTTCGCCCCGGTGCCCCGCGGCACCAGCCAACCCACTCCCCCGCTGCTCGCCTGGCCCGCCAAGGATCCGGCGGATGTGCTGGACTATGAGCTGGACATCACTGCCGCCGTGGCCGGCCACGAGAGTGACCGTATCGAGGCCGTGACGGTCGTCCCCACCCCCGCCGGGGCCGGCCACCTGGTGGTGGGCGAGATCGCCGCCGATGGGCGCGTGGCCGTGGTGTGGCTCTCTGGCGGGCAGGCCGGCACCACCTATCGCCTGCAGCTCACCGTCACCACCGCCTCTGGCCGCGTGCTGGGCCGGGCGGTGGCGCTGCCGGTGCTGGCGCTGGCCGCCCAGGCCCCGCCCAGCGGCGCGCTGCAGACGCCGGGCGGTGCGACGATCACCGACGAGGACGGCAACCCGATCCTGATTGGAGGCTAACCGCATGCCGACGATCGACGAGCTCGACCCCGCTTTGGCGGCGGCCGATACCGACGTGCTGCCCACCAGCCAGGGCGGCGTGCTGCGCCGCCTGACCCGCGCCCAGCTGGTGGCCGGGCTGCAGCCTGAGATCGCAGCCCCGCAGGGCAGCCTGCTGGGCCGTGCCAGCACCGGCACCGGCGGGCCGGAGACCATCGCGCTCGGCGCCGGGCTTTCGCTGGCCGGCGCCACCCTTTCCGCGCCCGCGCCCAGCGCGTTGCCGGGCGCCAACCTCTCCAGCGCCATGGCCACGGCGACCGGAACGGCCACGCAACGCTCGCTGGCCGATCTGCTGGCCGATGCCGTGGGGCCGGAAAGCTTCGGCGCCGTGGGCGACGGCATCGTGGACGACACCGCCGCCCTCTCCGCCGCCATCGGCTCCGGCCGGCCGGTGAAGCTGGGCCCGCGCACCTATCGCGTGAACGGGCAATGGACCATCGCCCAGCCCAACACCGTGCTGCTCGGCACCCCGGGCCTGACGTTACTGAAGCGCGGCGCGCAGAGCGGCAACGGCGCCTGGATCAGCGTGCAGGCGCCGGGCTTTCGCGCCGATGGCGTGATCTTCGATGCCAACCGCGCCCAGGTGAACGTGGAAAGCTGGGGCGTGCTGCTGACGGAAGCCTGCACCGAGTCCGACCTGCATCGCTGCGCCTTCCGCAACGCCGCCGGCGCCACGCAGGGCTGCGGCCTGACCATCCTGGCCACCGCGCCGGAGGTGCTGGCCCGCCACGCCCTCCGCGATTGCGAGTTCAACGGCAATGCCGCCCACGGGCTGTGGGTGCAGGGCACCGCGGGCGTGCAGGTGGAAGCCTGCTGCGCCTGGAACAACGCC